AAGCGCATCGAAAAGCTTGCAACGAAACTACGTCGTTACACACAAATGCTAAGCGACGGCAATCTTACGCTTGATCAATGGCAAGCAAGCGTCAGGGAAGCTATTAAAACTGTCCATATCCAAAATGCCATCATTGGTAAAGGCGGTAGGGACAATATGACCGCAAGTGACTACGGTAAAATTGGTCAGCGTTTAAGACAGGAATATGCCTATCTTCAAGGTTTTGCGTCTGATTTATTGGAACAGCGAGCTTCATTGCCCATGGCTCTGGCGCGTGTCGGTCTTTATGCCGAAAGCTCCCGTGGCTCATATTGGCAAGGTACTGAACTACGACAACAGGAACAAGGCTATTCGTTGATGCGGCGCATTTTGGATCCACAGGCCCAGCATTGCGATGATTGCGTTCGTTACGCACGCGCTGGTCTTGTCGCAATTGGTTCTCTTCCATTGCCCGGTCAACGCTGTGAATGCCGAGCAAGATGCCGTTGTTCCGTGGAATACATGAGGCAACAACCTCCTTCTGTGCCTGCATAAAAAACGCCATTAACATAAGGCAAGCATTCTTCCTTCTAGTGGCAAAAATCCTTTACTGCGGTGATGCGTTTGTAGAAACAGGCTTTGGTCGCGTTGCTAGTCAGCTTTTGCCAAGGCTTGCTGAAAAGCATGACGTGCATGTGCTAGCAGTGAACTATTGGGGCGATTACAACGAAGAGGCCCGTAAATACAAGGTTTATCCCGCCGGTATTCATGGCAATGATCCCTTTGGCGGTCATCGCATTGCTTCTATCGTTAAGCAAATCAAGCCTGACCTGATTTGGAGCACCAATGATCTGTGGATCAATATTGGTCTTTGGAATCACATCAAAGACCTCCGTGATGAGCTTGATTTCAAGTTTTATTCATATTGCCCCATTGATTCCTACGGCATTTTTCCTGAGACAATGCCTCCAACCAACGACTGGGATGGTTTTGGCGTTTACACGGAATTTGGAGCAGAGGAAGTCAAGAAAGCTGGCTATCAAGGTGAAGTTGACATCATTCCTCATGGTGTAGACACCAGTCAATTTTTCCCATTGGACAAGCTTGAATGTCGCAAAAAGCTTGGCGTCCCTGAGGACGTGTTTATTGTGTTCAATGGCAATCGCAATCAGCCTCGTAAGCGCATCGACCTTACGATCAAGGCTTTCATTCGTTTTGCGAAAGACAAGCCTGATGCTCGCTTGTGGATGAACATGGGACAGAAAGATATGGGATGGGACTTGATTCCTTTGTTTAAGCGAGTTGCTCGCGATGAAGGCTACGACGCAACTGGCAAATTAATTCTCACGAGTCCCAACTTTGACGTTAACAATTGCCTTACCATTGAACAACTCAACCAAGTTTATGCTGCCTCTGACGTTGGTATTAACACTTGCATCGGAGAGGGTTGGGGCTTGGTAAATTTCGAGCATGCTGCAGCCATGCGTGCTCAAGTTGTGCCTGACCACACCAGTCTCAGGGAGATTTTCGATGGAGTGAGGCGCATTGATATTGAAAGCTGGGAAGTGGATAGGAATTACGGTTTGGACCGTGGCGTGCCTTCTGTTGATGACGCAGCTTCACTTCTGCAGCGTTATTACGAAGACCGCGAATTGATGGACCACGACGCAGAATGGTGTTACAACCGGGTGACAGCCCCAGAGTTTGACTGGGACAACATCGGTAACAAAATGATGAAGATTGTCAATCGCTTGGTCGGCAAAAAGAAACTTGTTATTTCTTCCGGTCGTGGCTTTGGCGTGGAGGCTGATAAATGATTGGCGTGTTGGCCTTAGTTCGCGATGAGGAACAAACGCTCCCTCGCTTCTTCGCTGAAATGGAGAAGCTTGAAGATGCGATGGATGATGAGGTTGTTTATTCGTTTTATGAAAACGATTCCAAGGACAATTCCCCTTCCATCGTTTCTAAATTTTTGCGGCAGCGGCATCGTCGCGGAAGCTTGATTTCCGAAACTCTTGGGCTACGTCGCTTTAAGGGAAGACAGAAGGAGCGCACTGAACTTATGGCAATGGGACGCAACATTGCTTTAAGTCAACTGAAGATGTTTGGTCCTGATGTGCTGCTAGTGATTGATCCTGATATTGATTTCAGCCACCAACACATTCTGCAACTTCTACCAGAGCTTGACGACAACGAAGTGGCAATGGCATGTGCATCAACAATGCAAGATGTTCCGTCTGTCTTTGGCGATAGCGAAGTGTCTTATTACGACTCCTGGGCGTTCATTGCAGGTGATGGCTCTCCTGGCATCACGTTTGCCCATTGCCCTTCAATACTGAAGGAAGATCAAGAACAATGGAAAAAGGAACAACGCATCACAGCACGCTCCGCGTTTGGAGGTATTGCAGTTTTGCGTTATGACGATGTGTTGCAGCAAAAAGCTCAATGGGACGGAGTTAGTGGTTGCGAGCATTGGTCTTTTTGTAAAGCCATGCTTGAAATTGGCGATATTGTAGTGAGGGCTGATGTCAATCCAATGGTCATTCACGGCACTTCCACCACTTTTAGGGCTCCAACGTCTGAATACGCCGAGCAAGTCAAGAAAGCATTCATTGAACACAATGGAGGAAAGGCATGAGGATCATCTTCCGCACCACTGATAAAGTGTTTGGCATTCACGCCAGGCATCGTTATTTCTCAAATGACAAAACTGAAGTGGCGATTCGTTGCTTCAATAGCATGCTGAAAAGCATTGGTGATCGTCGCGATGAATGCGAAATTGTTGTTGTGGCTGACAAGAGTTCAGATCGCTTGCTTAATGCCGTGAAAAGTTGCGATCAATTGATTGAACGCAATTACAGCGGACTGAAGGAAAGTATTCTTGATTCCTTTTCCATCGCAAACCAAGAACCAAAAGACTGGACTTTCTTTGTCGAGGACGACTACCTCTTCTGGGACGGAGCGTTTGATCGTTTACTGTCAGACGCAAAGGGCCAGTTCGAGCGTGGCATTGGCTTCAGGGATTATCCGGGAATTGTCCTCCATCCATCAGACTACTCTGACCGCTACACGCGAGAATCAGACGTGAGGAAGAAAGGACATATCATGAGATCAGACGAAACTTACTATCGTCAAATTTACAACACAACAATGACAGCGTTGATGAATCGTTATGCTTTAGAGCAAGCGTCAAAAGAAATGGTGCCTTTGATGGAAGGACATAATCAAGGTCAAGGATTTGATGCAATCTTTAGCAAACTTTATGGCCAAGAAAACATTCTTTGCATTAGTCCAATCCCGTCATTTGCGTTTCATTTAGACAATCACAACACGCCACCGCCTTTTATTGATTGGCACGCGATGTGGGAGGAAGCAAATGTTTGACGAGGGAGGGAATAAGCTTTTTGCGGAGGTTGCAAACTTTGCCGTTGTTTATGGCGAATATGGTTGTGGTGAATCAACCAAATACATTGCCAAGCACACTGACGCACGCATTATTGCAGTTGACACCAGTAAGGAATGGGCAGATCGTACACGCACTGCAATCAATGATCGTCACAACGCATTGATTTGTCATGTCGATTGCGGTCCAGTTGGCGATTGGGGACGCCCTTTGAATTTGGATTTCAAAGATAGGTTTCATGTCTATCATTATTTTCCATGGTCCCTTGAAGAGTCCAGCCCAAACGTAGTGTTGATCGATGGAAGGTTCCGTGTGGCTTGTTTTCTCGCGACATTAATGAGAGCAAAGCCTGGTGCGCAAATCTTGTTTGACGATTATTGTGACCGTCCTCATTATCACGTTGTAGAAAAACTTATTGTTCCTGCACGCACTAGCGGACGCATGGCCTTATTTGTGCGACCTGGATTTGTCAAGAATGGACAAGTGCAACAATTGTATAATGAATACAAGCACGATATTGATTAGCCATGACTGCAAGGCAAAAGCGCGAAAAAGTTAGGACTGTAATGCGTGAATTTGAGGCTGGTACGTTGAAAAGCAGTAGTGGTGAAGCGGTGAAGAATCGCAAGCAAGCGATTGCAATTGCACTTAGCGAGGCTGGTCTAAGCAAAGAAGGCAAGAGTGATGAGTATTGGGATGGCTATTGCGAGGGCATGCTGGGAAAGAACTGAGGGGCGACGCCGAATCATTCGCCCCTCCATCGTCTGTAAGAGCTGCAGCGCGTCGTGGTTTAGAGCTTCGCAAGAAGCATAAGAAAGGAGGACTGTCCACGCAAGAGGCAGGTAAGCAGGGTATTGGTAGTGGAGTAGCACGCGCCTCTGATCTTGCTGGTGGTGGTAAGGTTAGTTACGCCACAATCAAGCGCATGGCAGCATTCTTTTCCCGTCACGAGAAAAACAAAAGCGGAGGAGAGGATGATGCGGGTTATATTGCATGGCAACTTTGGGGCGGAGATGCCGGACGTGCATGGGCAAATCGAATCATTAAAATGATTGAAAGCCGCAAGAAAGAATCATGAGCGAAAACATTAAATCGATGGAAGAAGAACAGGGTATTGGCATCATGCAAGCTCTTGCGATTCTTTCGGCTCATGAACATCGCGCTACGCCTAACTGGAAGCTTGTAGAAGAACAGCGTTTTAAGAGCGGAAGGCTTGACGAAACTCATATCTTCGTTGAAAGTTTTTATGACAAGCCCGATGAACATTTCACGCCAATTAAGATGTTGGTTTTTGAGGCCGAAGCAATTGCCAAGGCTTATGTGATGGAAGACCTTGAAGAGCAATTAAGCGCAATTCAGGATGAGGACGACGAAGACTGAGAAGCGTTGACGACAAAGCTTGGATAGCCACCAAGCCAAAGAATACTGACGCCAAACAATCCGCTCATTACGCGAATCTGGAGGAAGTCAGGTTGAATTTCTGCCTTCTCTAATCGTGAAATAGTGCTTTGGCTGCAGTGTAAACTATCTGCCACTTCTTTTTGTGACAGCCCAGCATTAAGACGCGCTAGTTTAATACGAGAGGCGATAACCGATTTAGCCTCTCCATAGGAAAGTTTTAACACGTCTGTTTTGCTAGCCAGAAGTTTCATTTATGCGCTATTGCATAACTTCTTATATTGTACCACTTTCTATCGTCTATTCTTAACTCATGGGCGACACATGTTTTCGCTACGATGTAGCGCCAATTGAGAAATACGAAACCACGCCTGAGGGTTATCTTCGTGCGTGGGCTACTATTGCTCGTACTGGTGTTCAGCATTACACCGATGCTGACGGTTCAGTGCGGCGCGAATATCGTCCCGAAACTGAAGTGGCGTCCCCTGAGAGCCTGACCTCCTTTGGAGGCAAGGCCATCACTTTCGAGCATCCTCCAATTCTGCTTGATTCCGAGAACACCAAAAAATATCAAATTGGTTTTACCGGCACTGATATTGTTTACGACAACGGCTTCGTCCGTGCAGTCATGACAATCACGGATCAAGAAGCAATTGATCGCATTATGCGAGGTGATGCAAAAGAAGTGAGTGCAGGTTATAGGGTTGAATATGATCCTACGCCTGGCGTTACTGAAAATGGCGAACACTACGATGGAATTCAAAAATCCATCAATGGTAATCACGTCGCCGTTGTTCGGAGAGGCCGTGCAGGCCCTCAGGTGAAGCTTCATCTGGATCGACTAGATGCCGCTGATCCCTCTTTAATCCAAAATACCGGAGATCGACTAATGACCGCTAAGGTTGTGTTCGATGGCGCCGAGTTTGAGGTGAGCGAGAGCGTTGCTCTGGCGATCACTAAAGAACGCGAAGACGCCAAAATGTCCTACGAGGACATGAAAAAACAATACGACGAAATGACGGCCAAGGCTTCCAAAATGAAGGAAGACATGATGGCCATAGAAAAAGAAATGAAGGGCAAGGCTGATTCCGCTGAAGGTCGCGCTGATGCGTTGACTGAGGAAGTTGAAAGCCTTAAATCTGAACTCGAAGCTGCTAAGGAAGTCAACCTTGATTCCCTGGTGAAAGAGCGTGTGGCCCTGATCGATAAAGCTCGTGTGAATCTTGATAGCGAATTTGATTTTGCTGGCAAATCTGCTCGTGAAATCATGGAAAGCGCTGTTAAGGCTGTGCGTGGTGATGTGGATCTGTCGGAGAAATCTGATGATTATGTCACTGCCATGTTTGACACGCTTTCTGAAGTTGCCAAGCGCAACGATTCCCCCGAAACGGAAGAGCTTCGTAAAGCTGTTTCTTCCATTGCCTCTCCTGCTGTGAATCACGATTCCTACTGGGAAAACGTGACCAATGCCTGGAAGGCTCCTCTCGCCACTTCTAAGGAGGCTCGCTGATTATGGCCGTTACTTTCTCTGCTTCTGGAACTGCTACTGCTGGTGGCGTCCAGACCGTTTACGCTCTCACCCATCAGGCTCTCCTTGAAGGCCAACTGAGCGACATTCGCGATAACACCATCTCCACGCAAATTGCTGAGGCTGGTGCCGTTGCTTTCGGTAATGTTGTTGTTTACAACTCCGCTGGCACTGTTGCGAATTCCGCTAAGACCATCGCTGCTACTGGCGACACTGCTCTTGGCGTGAACGTGCTCACTTATGTTGATGAGCAAGCCACTGATTCTGATTCTCGTCCTGCTGTTGCTAGCGGCATGGTGATGAACGTGGCAAACGAAGGCGCTGTTGCTGTTTATGTGACTGGTGCCGTGACCCCCGCTTCTCCTGTGCGTGTGCTTTATTCCGCTAGCGGCACTGGCAAGGCTGGTCAGTTCTCTCATGCTTTTGCCTCTGGTAAGACTGTCCGCCTCTCCAACGCTCGCTTCCTGACCAGCACCACCACTTCTGGTGTGGCGATCCTGGAGCTGAATGGCCCCAGCTTCACTCTTTCCGCTGATTCCTGATAGGAGGCCCCAATGACTTTTGATCGTTTTGATGCTGAAGCTGGACTGTTTCTGAGCCGTCAGCTTGAGTACATTCGTCCTCAAATCTTTGAGACGAAGTATGCGGATATTAAATATCCCACCATTCTGCCCGTCACTTCTGAGGCTGGTCCTGGCGCACAAACCTACACCTATCGGGTGATGGACGCCACTGGCGAGTTCAAGATCATCTCTGATGCTGCTGATGATCTGCCTCGTGCTGACGTGACTCAAGTCGAGAAGACCATCAACATCCGTTCCATTGGTGGTTCTTTCGGCTATACCGTGCAGGAACTGCGTGCTGCTCAAATGGCTGATGTGGCCCTTGAGCAACGTCGTGCTGCTGCCGTGCGTCGTGCTTATGAGGAGAAGGTTGAGAGCATCGCCATGTTCGGTGACACTTCGGTGAGCCTGACTGGTTTCTTCAACAACTCCACTGTGGACGTCTACACCGCCGACAAGTGGTTCACTGATAGCGGCACCACTTCCCAGGAAATGCTGGATCTGCTGAACTATGGCGTTAGCGCCATTGTGAACGGTTCCCGCATGGTGGAACAGCCCGACACCATCCTCATGGCTTATGAGGACTACAACGTGATTGCTACTCAGCGCAATTCTGATTCCTCGGACGTTACTGTTCTGGAATACTTCCTGCGTACCAATCCGTTCATCCGCAACATCGAGCCTATCAATCAACTCGATGCTGACAATAGCGGCCTTATTACCAACCGCATGGTGGTGTATAAGCGCGATCCTGAGAAGCTGCAACTGCACATTCCTCAGCCTCTGGAACTGTTCCCTCCGCAACAACGTGGTTTGGAATTCATTGTTCCTGCTCATGCTCGTGTTGGTGGTGTTTCCATCTACTATCCCAAGAGCGTGATTTACGTCCAGGCCACCTGATAGGGCGTTCAAAATTTGGGGCGTTAAGATAATGGCAGTTCTAATTTGAACACACAATGCTAATCGCTTATCGCCCTGAACTTGAAAATCCTCCTCGCGAAGGTGGTTTTGGTGTCATCACTGATAGTGGAATTATCCAACTTGCTCCTGGCATGAACCATGATGTTCCCGATACAAAATGGGAAGTCGCTAGGAAGAATGGTACAGTGAGGCGCCTTATGTCCATCGGTGCTATTGAGGAGCTTAAAGCGGAAATTAAGGAAGAACAAATTCCCGACAGTGTGAAAACTCTTGCGGGTTTCCCGATGACCGAAGCTCTTCGTTGCATTGATCTCATTCACGATGAAGAGAAACTGGACGAATGGAGGAAAATTGAAGGCCGCGTGCGCGTTCGTAACGCAATTCAACGTCGCAAAGAAGCAATTCGTACTGGAAATGCTTGATCATGGCAGTCACTTATTCTTCCTTTCTTGAACGGTTTCCTGAATTTACTCCTCATCCATCGGGGATTGTGAATGGAGCTATTGAGGAGGCTACTGCGGATGTTGGTTCTTTATTCGGGAACCAGACTGACAGGGCTGTGAAACATCTCGCTGCTCATGTCGTCGCTATTCAACTTGCACAAATGGGCATTCAAATTGGTGCTACTGAAGGCAAGGTGTATGGCGAAGGTTTAGACGCTACGCAGTATGGTCAAGAATTTAAGCGACTGCTTAACACCATTCCATCTTCTTCTGTTGGATTTGTTGTATGACGAATAGCCTACAGCCACTAGCAAATGCCACTTTGGTGTGGCAAGTGGCTTCTGGCTACACCGTGGATTCTGAGACTGGAAATTACATTCCTGTTTCAAGTGGCACAACTTATTATGCCACGCTTAAGCAAAAGCGCAATCCACAATACGACTACCTTCTTGGTGCTGATAATACAGCAGTATACATGGAAGGTAGATTAACAAATCCGTTAGCTTTTGTTTCTGGGATCACGCCTGGTTCTAGTGCTCAAGCAACAATCAATGGAAGGGAGGGAAGGTTTGAGCTGTTACCAAATGAGCAAATTGCTGAACATTACTGGCAGTTTCTCGGCACGCCAATCAGAGGCATTTTTAGACTGGTTGGTAAAGGAAGCGTCTTGAACGCTTAAACCATTTCTTCTTTTCATTGAGGACAAAATGACTCTCTATCACCCCACTGAACTGGTTAAGAGCCAAGACGTGATTGTGCGTGTTGGCTCAATTGGCGGCACGGCTCGCCCTGTGATCACTCAGAGCGGCGCTACGTTCACTGTTAGCGGTGCTCCTACCCTCTATACCCTCCAAGCCGCTACGACGGCTTCTGTGGCCTTTAACGACGGCAATCAGGAATTCTACCTCCTTGGTGGTGGTGGTTTCTCTGATAGCGTGATCGTCACTTCTGCTGCTACTGCTTCCATTACTTCCTATTTCCAAAAGGATGTTGATGGTACTGTGTTCCTGCCTAATAGTTTTGACGAAGCTTTCCAAGTTGTGGCGGCTTCTCGTTATGACAAGAACCATGAAGTGTATGTTGAAATCAACAAGCAACTGGGCGTTAGCGGCACCACTTACTACTATGATCGTGTTGCATTCTGTGCTTGCGTGATGAACTACAACGAAAGCTATCCTGCTGACAATCTTGTCGAGGTTACTTTTGATCTTCAAAGCCGTGGTCGCATTGGCATTCACCAGAACGCTGAAAATACTGGCAGCATCATCCCGACTGCTCCCAACTGATTTTCCTCCATTGCTTTTTGCTAGGCTCTCCTATATGGAGGGCCTTTTTCTATGGACATAAGTCAAGTTAGGGAAGCAATTGTTACGCTTCTTAGCGACAGCCCAAATCTTCTTGGGAAATACATTTTCCCTGATGCAACAGAAATTCCTGCCGTTTATGTGGTGGGGCAAAAGAGCGTGCCTAGCGAATGGCGGGTGAAAGGACTGGAGCTTACGATTAGACAGTATCCAGAAGTATTGCCAAACGCGGGTGTTGGTGTTGCTGTAGTGTTGCAACAATGGGAAGTGGTGTTGGTGCAATACAATCCTGACGGCAAGGAAATTGCTGATGCAATGGATCGAATGGCGAGGCGTTTTCCTGATGCAACATTCCGCTACACTCCTGGTGATGATATTGCTTACGAGCGTTGTCGAATCATTATTCCTGATATGACCATTCGTCGTCTTTACGCCGAGCCCTGATGCCTGCTGTTAATGTTGTAATTATTGGTCAAGAGTTGATTGAAAAGGCATTAATCGATGCCTTTGAGACTTGGGCTGAGGAGGATATTAATGATGCTCATTGGGACGATCAATTTAGAGACATGA